AAGACCTAACTCAACCGCTTTGTTGTAGTTTGCCTCATACTCATCACCATAACATTCTTGAAGTGGTTTAATACCCGCCTTAATAATATCGTTAGGACAGAACAAATACCAATCAGTACTTTCCTTTACCGCTCTCATGAAGTTGTCAGGAAGCCAAAGAGCCGTAAACAAATCTCTTGCTCTTAATTCTTCCGCCCCTGTGTTCTTCTTGATATCCAACAAGTCCATAATATCTTTGTGCCATGGTTCGATGTAGATAGCTGCACTACCAGGTCGTCTTCCTTGTTGGTTAAAGAATCTTAATGACTCGTTAACAATTTTCAAATACTTTAACAGTCCACCTGCAAATCCACCTGATGAATTGATACGACTTTCTTTACTTCTGATGTTAGACATTGATAAACCAATACCCGCTGCGTCAGAAGAATAAGTTGAAATATCATTCAAGGTTTCTAATAAACCATTACGTGAATCTGAATTGTTATAATGTAATACACAAGATGCTAATTGAGGAACTTTTGTTCCTGAATTAATAATGATTGGTGTTGCTGGTGAGATAAGTTGATTGGATAATGAATGGTAATATTCGACCGCTTCCTCGAATGAGTTTGTTACCCATAGAGCAACTCTCATATACATGTGTTGTGGTCTTTCAACTACTTTACCTTGTGGTGTCTTTAACAAGTACATTTCTTGTAATGAACGCCAAGCAAAGTAATCAAAATTATAATCATTCTCGTGATTAATAACTTCATCTATCTTGTCGTGACCATACTCATCCATAGTTTGGATTAACTTGTCGTTGATAACACCACTCTCATGTAATTCTTTAATCGTCTCACAAAAACTTTCATTAGTTTCTTTGTGGTACGCAGAAATTGCAACTGATGAAGCCAATCTTGAATAGTCATGGTGACTACCAGTATAAGCTGCGGCAATTTCATAAACCAACTTATCCAACTCTTTAGTTGTAATAAGTCCTTCAGTTGGTACCGATGTGATAACCTTGATGAATATTTCATCAGAGTTAACGTTCAATCCTTTAGCCGCTCGTTTAACTCGATTATAGATTTTTTGAGGATTAAATGATACGTCCTCACCGTTTCTTTTTTTAATTTTTAATGACATCATATTTTTTTATAATTAGAAATCTTCCTCGAAAGAAATGGTTTCATTTAATTTTGCTTTTTGATACTCAACAGTTCTTGACTCAAAGAAATTTCCTTTTGTCTCAACCGCAATTTGTTCCATGAATTTGAATGGTTGTTCAACATTGAACTCTTTTTTACATCCCAATTTAACTAATAATCCGTCAACAACAAACTCAAGATATTGTTTCATCAAGTTTGAATTCATACCGATTAAAGATACTGGTAATGATTCAGTGATGAATTCTTTTTCAATCTCTAATGCCGATAATAAAATCTCTCTGATTTTTTTCTCACTTGGTTTGTTTTCGATGTGATTGTTCAATAAGTGAATTGCAAAGTCACAATGTAAGTTCTCATCTTTAAAGATTAAAGAATTAGCGTTACACAAACCTTGCATAATACCTCTTGATTTTAACCAAAAAATTGAACAGAATGAACCTGAAAAGAAAATACCTTCAACAGCCGCAAAAGCAACCAATCTTTCTTGGAAAGATGATTTGTCAATCCAATCAAAAGCCCATTTAGCTTTCTTTTGAACTGCAGGTAAATTGTCTAAAGCTGTGAAACATAAATTCTTTTCTTCTTCATTTGAAATGTATGTGTCAATAAGAAGTGAATACATCAAACTATGAATATTCTCCATCATGAGTTGAAACCCGTAGAAGAATTTTGCTTCAGGGTATTGTACCTCACGATAAAAGTTTTCAGCCAAGTTTTCATTAACTATACCATCAGAAGCTGCAAAGAACGATAGAATGTTCTTAACAAAATATTGCTCATTCTCAGAAAGATTATTCCAATCTCTGATGTCATTAGTTAAATCTACTTCTTCAGCTGTCCACAAAGCCGCTTGGTGCATTTTGTAGTATTCCCAAATGTCGTTGTGCTGGATTGGGAAGATAACAAACCTATTAGGGTTTTCCATTAATATTTTTTCCATAATTATTTTTTTTGTTTTTTTTACGATTTTTGTTCTTGTTCTCTTTGTTTTCTTTTTTCCAACAGTTCTTTAACTCTATCTCTTTTTCTTTCTTCTTGTTGTTCCTCGAAACCTAAGAACGTTACAGATGACTCTGTATCGATTTCAAGTAGTTCGTTGTTGAACTTACAGTTCTCAAACACTACCCCATCTTTACCAATACGTGATTTGGTAATTGCGATTGTCGCTAAGTTCATTTCTTTTTGTTGTAAACTTTTAGCCACGGAAATGATAACGTGTCCAACTTGTGCTTTCTTAATAGAACCACCCATTTGGTCGGTGGTAACAACCTCAGAAGATATAGAGCTTCTGTTACCCTGTGTTGCTGTCCATCCAACTAATGATAGTTCGTGACACATTGCCTCGAAACCTCTCATTACTGAACCCTCAGCTTTCCATTCATCCTTACTTGAGCTTTCAGGAACAACACAATCGATATAGTCCAAAAGAACCAAGTCAATCTTTGTACCATCAGCAATCATTTTTCTGATTTGGTTTTTAATCTGATTCATAGTCATAGAATCTGAAGGAAGTTTTTTCATAATTAACTCGTTCTTCATTGTTTCTTTGATTTCTGTAAGTTTAGCCATAACCTCTTCTTTGTGTTGTACCAAGTTGTCTGGTTCAATACCCGTCCAAAGTGTGAAGTGTTTACGTTGTACAATCTTTGGGTTGTCCTCAAAAAATATTTGAAGAACATTATATCCAAGATTAAACGCAGTGTTCGCAATCTTTGTTAAAATGGTAGTTTTACCGACACCTGTAGGTGCTAAGATAACACCAATTTCTCCTTTTGCCAAACCACCTTTAAGTAATCTGTCAATACCTGGTATTCCTAATGGAATTGGGTGTCTAAAATCCTCATCAAGTACTGTGTCAAGGTTAGAAAAGACATCAGTTGTACCTGTGTCTTTTTCTCCTACCTGTAATGCTTCACGAACCAAACTCTCAACCTTGTCATAAGATTCAAAGTCTCCTTCAGTAATGATTTTTTGGGCTTTGTCCATCGCCTTTTGAAGTTCTTGTTGTTTACAGAACTTCAATGCTTTTTCTTGAACGAACTGAGTTCCTTCAAATGGAGCGTCTTTTACTTGTTTGATGGTGTCAAGGACAATTTTTGCAACTAATTCTTGTGAAATTTCAGATTTTACAATCTGTTCAAGAGTATCAAAGTTAGGGGTAGATTGGTATTTAACGTGGTACTCCTTGGTCATTTGCAAGATAATCTTGAAGTATTTGTTATCAAAATAAGAACTCTCAATAACATCCATAATTGATGTTGAAAATTCTTTATCCACGATAAGTTGGTTTAAAAGTTGTATTTGGAATGTATTCCCTAAGTAATCAAAGTTCTTGTTCATATTGTATTTTTCGTTCGTCTGTTTTATTAAATATTCACTTGTTTAGGTCAAAGTTCATATATTCCAAACTTAATTTTTGTTCGGAAAAAATGTCAGTTAATTCTCTTAAAACGTTTTTCAAAAATGGTCGTACGTCAACGGTATAACGAACTTTTGGTGGGAACACTTTTCCGTCAAAATATCTATGACAAATTGTCTGTTCTCCAATTTTAACATAAAGGTTAAATTGTTCACTACCTTCAGTGAACGATGTGTCCATGATAGACGGGTCGGAAATAATGGCATCTATATTGTCCATCATATAAACAACGGTTTTCATCTTCAAGTTGTACTCAAGTTCATCTTTAAGTCGTTTTACAAAGTCGTATAACTCCAATGAGTTTTTCGCCTTTGGGTTGTACCCACGAACATTAAAGAATCTTTGAACTACGATGTTGTCATTCAATGTCAATAAGAATTCCATTTTGGTGCTGTCTTGTTCTTTCATAATTAATTTTTGTTTGTATTTCTTTTTTCTTTTCTTGTTAATTTCATAAAGGGTTTGAGGAAGTTTACCCAAGCTTCATCGTTCTTGGGTAGATACTTAAAGAGACCATCTTCCATCATCATTCTCATTAAGTTTTTATATCCCCTATCTGTGGGGTCTATAGTGTCAGTTAAAATTTGTTCAACTAATTCTTTTCCATCGGCAGTGATTAAAGGGTTTGTAAGGTCGACTATCTTTTTGTTTGTTGTATAAAACTCTTCACCAAGTATAGTTGACTTTGTTTTACCAGTCAAAAGATTTGTAAATGTTTTTGAAGGCTTGTCTTGCGGGATATTTCGTGCATAATCCAAGATTTCCTCCATAGTGCATGGTTTCTCCTGCACCTGAGGGAAAAACTTAACTAATGTTTTTTCTCCAAGTCCTTGAATACCTTCTATATTATCTGATTTATCCCCCGTGAATATCTTTGTCAACAATACATTGTAGTGAGGTATGTCTACTTTGTTCAGAGATATCATATCTCCGTTTTTAAAGTACTGTTTTGTAATAGGTGAGTAGATTGTCACATGTTCAGAGATAAGTTGTGTAAGGTCCTTATCCGCAGAAAAAATGATAATCTTCTCGTCTTTAGATATCTTACAATAATAAGCGATGAGGTCATCGGCTTCATTGTCGTGCATCTCAACCTGTCTTACAAATATCTCCTCAAGATATTGTTTGATTCGAGACTTCTGATACAAATACGATTCGTACTTGTATTCGTTCATATCGTCTTGTCGTCTGTTCGCTTTATACTGTGGGTATATAGATTTTCTGATGGATGAATTTGAATCTCCATCCCAAAACACAACAACTTTATCATGGTTGTGTTCGTCAAGGAATTTGCGGAGTACGCTCACAAAGTGAAATACTCCGCCCACATGAGCTCCGTCGTTAAACACGTCTTTTGCTCCGTGAAATCCTATCTTAAATAAATTATCTCCGTCTACTAATAATGTCTTAATCACATTTGTGATTTAAATTGTGAAACAATAACTCAATCTTCCTTTTCTTCTTTCAGTTCAAAATCAATTGAACTAATCCCAAGAATATCTTTCCAATATTCTGCATATTCTTTCTTGTAGTTTTCAATCGAAACCTTCTCTTCAGCCGCTTCTTTACCTGCCAAGAATCCGTGTGGCGTCACAATAATTTTTCCGTCTTCATAACCCAAACCATTGATGTGATTTTTCATTACGGATACTTTTGTTCTGATTGCAAACTTAACACTTCTTTTGTCTTTTGTTGCAGTAATCTTGTTTGTTCCCGCACCTTTTTGATTACCAAATAAAAATACCAAAGATGAGTTCAACCAAATAGCTTCACCACCTTTTGCTTTAATCTTTGGTTGACCAAATGGATTGTCGGGTAATTCAACCCAAGGCTGATTAACAATAACCAATGTGTTTTCGTATTTTGAATCCGATTTACGTGAACCTGAAATACGTTGGTTAATACCCATTCCAATCTTATCTGCCAATACAGATGCGTTGTGTTGTTTACCACCTTTACCATCAAAAGTCATTTTACAAGGAACTGAACCAACAGAATCCCACAAGAATAATAAACTATAATCTAATTCACCTTTTTCTTGTGCATCTAACAAACTATTAATGTAGTCAGTAATTTGTTCAATGTAGTTGAAGTTATTGTTAAAGATGTAAAATCCGTCCCAATCAACTTCTCCTGTTTCAGTATCAACCACTTCCTCACATTCAAAACCCATAAGTTTTGCATGTTCAAAAGACCATTTTTGTTCTGTAATAATGAATACAGGTAGAATATTTTTCTTTTGAGCATCAACGGCAGCTTTAACTAACGCAGTTGTTTTTCCTGTGTCAGAGTGACCCAAGAACATATTTAAGTGTCCAATTGCAGGACCTGGTAGTCCAACCGCATCCAAGAAGTCAGGACCTAAGTCAAAAAATCTTTGTGGTTTGTATTTAGCCGAGGTAGAGAATTTTTTCTTTACCGAACTAAAATCGTTCTTTTTAATTGCCATAATGATTTGAGTAAAATTCTTTTAGGGTTACAAGTTTATCTGAAGCGTTTGCAAGTTTTTCGACAAAATTATCCATCTCTTCCAAATGCTGTGGATGTTCCCCAATTCCCACTGCGTTCTCCATATAAACCATTAATGTTGCCTCTGCTTCAGCAACTTCACTCTCGTATTTCAATACAAGAGATTCGAACATTCTTTTTCCTATTCTGTTTTCCATGTGTTATTTTTTTATAAAAGAAAAGAGCTTGGACACTATGTCTAAGTAAGTGTCCAAGCTCAGTTAAATTAGAACGGTAATTCAGAGTCAACCTCGTCGTTTGCCTGTGGGTCAACGATTGGTGCAGTTTTACCACCAATAGATGTAGTTGATTCAACATCATTTAGATACACATATCCACCTTTATCACTATCCCATTTTGGAGTTTCTCCACGAGCGATTGCCTCAAGATAATCAACAGGTTTTTTAGAATATACATCCAACCAAGTCATCTCGTCATTAATCCAAGCGTTAGCTTGAGCTTTGTCTTCATGAACAGGAGCTGGGTCATCGTACATGATTGTAGAGATACTTGTGTACTCTTTACCTGCAGGTGTTTTAGATTTACTTAATTCGATAACAAGGTCACGTCCTTTTTCAGGGTCAGTGATATCACCTTTGTTTCTCCAAATTGGAATGATTTTATCCAAGATACCATCATTCTTATAGTTGTGTTTAAATCTCCAAAATTTAACACCATCAGCTTCGTTATCACGGTCGATAACTTTAACGATGTAAAACTTACGAGACTTGTATTGTTTTGCCAATTCTTTGTCTGATTCTTTACCCGTAGACATTAACTCTTCATAAACCTCATTCAAAGGTGAACGTTCGTTATCATTCTTTCCTGGGTCAAAGAATTTGTTCCACTGCCCACCAACTTGAATTTCGTGGTACCATGCTTCTTTAAATGGTGAAGAACCATCGGGTGTTGGTAGGATACGTACTCTACGTTGTCCTGATTTCTCTTTGTCAGAGAGGATACAAGCGAAATACTTTTTCATTCTTTCGTCTTGCGACATTTTGCTTTGGGCCCCGCCCCCTTGTTGTGCCTTTTCGTACTGTGCCAATACGGCGTCTAATGAACTCATCATGTTTTTTATATATTAAGTTTAATTTGTTTTATAAATATAGGATAGTTTTATCGATTTGTCAAATAAAAAAAGGTCACCTTTTGAGTGACCTTCCATTTTATTTTTGTGTTTGTTATTTGTATTTGAACTCGTCTTCAAATCCATTGGATTTGTTTTGGAAAGAATTCTTAATATCATTAACATTGATGTCGGTCACGTCATCAGGTGTTAAAACATAATCATTTTTTCCCGTCTTTTCCATCTCTTCTGATTTATCATCGAAGAATTGTGATAATTTTTGGTTGAATGGGTATGAGTCATAACTTCTTAACTCTAATTTTTCTTGTGGAGTCTTTTCTCTGTATTTCTCAATTTTGTTTTCAAGAGCATTTAACTTGTTCATGATTGCATCCATCTCACCTAATCTTGATTCCAATTTACCTAATTGTCCAAATAAGTTTTCAAAGTACTCATCTTGTTTTGATTGAGTATCTTTTTGAGATGTTACTAAATCAGTGATATCAAGTTCTTCACTATCACTACTTTCATCTTTACCCTTTTCTTCCGATTCTCCATCATCATCAATTTTTTCAACGTCGGGGTCACTTTCAACATCAATAGGTGTTGGCTCTGCGCCAGGTGCTGGTACCTCACCTCCTGGAGGTGGTGGTGGAACCGCTCCCGCTTCTGCAGGTGGTGGTGGAGGTGTTGCTCCTGCTTCAGGCGCTAAAGCCCCTAAATCATCAGGTGCTGGTTCTGCCGCCTGTTCCAAGATGTATTTGTTAATACTTCTATATCTTTCAATTTCACTTAATATTTTTTTATCTATGCTCATGTTATTAACCGTTTAATAATTGTTTAACACCGTTAGCCGTTTCAACTCTAACTCTTCTGTTTGCAGTTGTTTGGTGTCCAGCTCTTTCAATAAGTCCGTCTCTTTCTCTTACAGTATAACAATCTCCTGTGTCCAAGTCACAAACTTGTTTAGTTCCGTCACCGTTATCTTCTTGAGAAATCCTTGTAGATTTGCCAAGGTAGTTGTCTAATGCTGATTTAATATCCATAATTATGTTTCTATATAAATATATCGTTATTTGTTAAATTTATGGTATGATGATTAGATTAGAGAACCATTGAGTGACTGTTTGAGTTGGAGGAGTCGTCGGAGTTATTGTGTTCGCCAATATTTTAATTTTATAGTTAATTACACAATCTGTTGGTATTGTTCCACCATTATTATTAATTTCATAAATAACCCCGCCATCTTCAATATAGAATTCAGTGTATGTGCTATTAGTATATGCGTCCATTAAATTAACAACTCCTTGACTAATAACGGTTTGAACTGTCGTATTGTTTGATGAAACAGTTGTTTGAACCACTTCATAACTTAAGTATGGTGATAATGGGTCACTTAATATTTCCCAATCATTAATTAATGGTATGTTAATTCCAATCTTAGTATAACCAGGAGTGTATATAGTATTCACCTCAGTAATACCTGTCATGGTTACAGGCCCTGTTTGTTGTGGTTGTGTGTTACTATTTGGTAATACATTTGGTGCAACTGTTGGTGGTGCCGCAGATGTTTGTAATGGATTATAAGTAAACGTTGTTGAACTGGCACTATCACCGTAAGGTCCACTAACAACAATCGTATTATTTTGAGCAACCGTTGTATTACTAAACGGAACTAATACTACAATATTTGTACTATTATTAATTGTTATTCCCGTTGTAGTCTGTATGTTGTTAATAGTTACCGCAGTAATACTTTCTAAATGAGTTCCCGTAATATTCAATATTGTATTAGTAACACCCGTTAATGGTGAGAAAGATACAATTGTCGGTGGAAGACAAGTTGGAGGTGGGAGTGTCGTTGTATTAAGATTATTAACCGCACCTGTTGCACCATTAACAATTTGTTGGGTTTGACTCTGAGCCGCCTTTCTTGCAGTTTCAAAATCTAATCCAACTTTTGCTGCCGACTTATAACCTTTATCTAAAGTATCAAACAATACTTTAAAAGAATCCGTGTTTTCATCATAGTAGGTTTCACTAATATTTGGAATTTCATCACTCGGTGGTTTCCAATAACATACATAATATTTAGCTAATCCTAATGGCGCATTACCGTTTGTACCAAAATATATTCTTCGAAGATTTGGTGTTAATCTAGCAACCATAAAATCCAAGAATTTGTCTAAACTTTCAAAATTAGCAATAGGTTGTGATGTGGGCGCTCCCAATGAATTTGGAAGTTTAACACATGATGATTGTTTTTGTATGAAATATTCTGTACTAGCACCCCAAAAAGTATTTAAGGCCACTGACGCAAAATTATTATTATATCCTTCAAATTGATTTTTATTAAATGTTAGAACATAACATAACATGTAGATACTTGTTTGTAGTTCAGTATTTGTCGTTTTAGCCTTAATAGCTTCCGCAAGTTGTTCAGGTGTTAAACCAATTGTTACTGATTCAACAAAATCACCCCAAGTACTATAATTTGTGTTTAAGTTATTAGTACATGTATTTGTTGCCGCTCCAACATTATCACCCATTTGTGTTAATTGTGCCGTTTTATTGATATTAGTTATTGGCTTGTCCGTAATATTATCTTTATTAGTTTGAATCACAGTTTCAATCTGAGTTAAAAGATTTTGATTCACACTTTGTAAGAAATTATCAATTGATGGTAAATCATAAATTCCTTGTCGTATTCCACTAAAAGATGTTTCAAATTGTCCCGAAGTTATGGTGTGGTTAACTTCTGTTATTAAATAAGGTCCGTTAAACATTGGAACGTGTCTAAGGTTGAAATACATTGTAGGTTGTAATAAAGCATTCCCTAAACAAATTATACTACATTGATAACTTCTTTGTTTATATAAATTATATAGACCAACGTTTTGGGTTGCAACATTCTTACCATTATATTGGTCAACCATATTTAATTGTGTTTGAATAGTTTCTGAAGTCGCTTTACCACTATCCATAGAAACACTAAATGAGTAAAACACATTTTGATTTCTGGTTCCAATATCAACATTAAATCCAACACATTTGTTAGATAACGCCCAATCTTTTTTACCAATTTGATTTTCAATTAACGGATTTTCCGATGCTCGTCTTAAATCAAATGCATCGTTTCTATATCGAGAATTTCCTTTTGGTAAATCTAAATATGTTGAGGGTAGTCCAGCGTAGAAACAAACCAGTTTTGGTCCTGATTTTCTGTAATCAACATCCAAGAATGTTCCCCACATATTATCAGCAAATTGTAAAGACCCTTCAGCACTTTGAGATATTGTGGTTCCATCGGCATCTTGTACGTTATAAAAGTTAACATACGCAGGTAATGGCATCACATTAAATTTATTTTTAATTAATATACCGCTAAGAAATGTGAATACACTCATTTCCATATTAATAGAACTGGCCTTTAAAGTGTTTTTTAAATCAAATACATCAATAAGAAGAACATCACCAATATTCCTTGATGCCCTATCTAAGAATAAAAAGTCTTCAAATAATGTCTTGTTTGTAAAATCACCACCTGAAATCCATTTATCATTTAAAGCCTTAAACACTTCATAATTTTCAACCTTACTTTGTTGTCCATCAATAACACTCTGTATTTTTCTCTCAGGTAATTCTTGTTGGTTAGGTAAATCCGCCCTTACTCTTGTTAATACTTGATTCAAGAAAAGATTTTGTAATGCCTCAGTACCACCTAAATAAGTGTTTATGTTTGTTTTAAATTGTGAACTATTAATTGTGGGTACATTCAATTTTTGTGTGGCATACTGTTTAATAAGTTGCGAACATAATACAACATTATTAACAGAAAATTCAATATTATTATCAATAAAGAAATCAGTAATATACGAACCTTTGTCAGTATATCTTAAATTAGTAATAGTTGAAAACCCTACTTCAGTTTCTAACGCTAACCAAGCTTGGGAATATGCGGCCTTCGATTGAGCCAAAGTAATTGCTCCGTTAACCGATGGTAATGTATTATTAATATAGGTACCAAATTGAATTGGGTCAACGACCGCATTATTTCCTCCATTAGATGCGAGGAATGAATCCACAACTCTTCTTTTATAATTTGCTGGGTTACCATATTTTAAAACCACATCATATTCCATGAACGATTTAATCGTATTTGAAAACGTAACCAATTGTTTATCACCAAGAGTATTAAAATATTCCGAATTTGTTAAACCAGCCTTGGCATTAACTGACATTAAACTCGTAAACAAATATTGGAAATTTTTAAACGCCGCATTATTATCAACAGGAGATTGATTAACAGGAATAACAACTTGTGGTCCTAAATCAATATCTGACACTGGTTTTGAGAAATTCAAAAATTCTTGTTCAAACTTATCTAAAATACTTTTATCAAATACCGAAAATATTTCTTCAATATTAGAATAGTTGTTTTCCAATAATAATTTAAACGGAGCTTGTTTTGTATTACCCGTTAAAATTTGATTAACATAAGAATCGGGTTGTGGCTTAACTATTTGATTATTATCAAAATAACCATAATTAGGTGCTGACCATAATAATCTAACAGACCCATTATAAACAGATGGGTTATTTAATAACGGTGCGGATTGAATATTATTTTGTAAACACTCAACATTGACTTGATTTATTGAAGAACCAAATGACGGTACAATAAAATAATTAACTCCCGTCGTATTTTGACTTGGGGAACATGTTCCCGAAGACGCTACTAAATCAATCAAATTATCAGGTAAAATTACTGACCAAGTTTGAATTGATGTTGCGGAAACCCCACCTAAAGCTGGAGAAGAACCACTCGGATAAATGTTTGAGTCAGTAAAATTATATATTTTCATACCTCCATTGATACTTGTTTGTATTTCTGTATCAGTATATTTGGTATATAAATCATATCCATTATAAAAAACGTTAAAATCATTAATTACTTTTGGATAAAACCCTGTTTGTATTTTTGGATTATTAACGCTTGATGTATTTTGTAATGTTATATTCTTAACACCATCAAATTGAAACGTATATGTTTTAGTGTCAGAACTTGTTACTGGGTCAAAGTTAACTTTATAATCAAAGTTTTGCCAAGCGGTTTCAAGGAAATCAACTCCCGTTGTTTTGTATGTTTTATATCGGTACCATAAAGAACCCATCTTTAATACCCAAGCATATGGCATTTTGTGAACCGCACCAAACTTTTTAAAACAAGATGCTATATAATCTAAATCGTTTGGTGAACCATATGTTTTATATCTTTCTCTTAAAGAAGCTAATGGTAACGCATTGATAAAAAGATATGCCGCTTGTACATAAGGATACTTATCTTTTTTTCTCCAATTATAAACACCATTTTGAATCGCATTAATGATATATGGTGTATTCAACATTGTTGTGGTTGTTTCCGTAGTTAAGTTGGTTACAGGTCTAAAATGATTAACATACCCTTCTGTTGGTATAAATTTATCAGGATTTTTTCTTGTGTCTAAAAATGTTGTTAAATTTGTTGCGGTAATTTCTGTAATTGGGTTGGTAACATTTAAATATGAAAAATTAGTAACAGGTCTATTAGTTGTGTAATCATAGACACTTGTGAAATTTGAAATTACATTTCTTGGTTTAAAAACGGTTAACGTTTCATTTGTATTATAAACTGAATCGCCTTGAGCTCGGTTACTAAGACTCATATTACCACTCACCCAATTTGGATTTGTAAACGGATAAGTATCAATAATTAATGGTGTGTTATTAGAAGCCTTAACTAATTGTAACAGTGCTTCAGATTTGGCATTATTTTGTGGTTCTTTACCCAATTGATTTGTAGTAAGAATATTAAACGAATTTTCAGTTATATTTTTAATATACGGAGTGACATAAAAATCTCTAATAAATTCTTGGTATGACCTACCAGTTCCTTGATTAGATATGTTTTCTAAAAACTGAATATAGTTTTGAGCTGTTATATCATAATTTTTTAACTTTAAAGTTAAAAATGGTGAACTAACACCTAAACTACTCACAATATTATTTGTCTCAGAACTAAGAACTAATTCCGTTAATTGATTTAATTGATTACCATTTGCTCTAATATATCCAGAATAGTTTGAAGTTAGAAATTGTCTTTCCCATATTTCATAAAAAAACTTAATCTCTTCTTTGTTAACATATGCAATACCATTTGAAGGATATTCAATCGCATTAATGTTTATAATATTTGTAGTCTCTTGACTATCCGTTGGTACTTGAGCGATAGGCGGATTAAACTTTTGAGTTAGTCCCCTCATATACTCTTCAACAAATTCAACTTCAGGCCATTTATCATAAAGATAACCTTTTGTTACATCAACTTCAGAAGGGTCTGCAATATATTTTAATTGGAAACGTCCTTTTTTATCTTCAGGAGTTTCAACAAAATATTGTGGCCATGGGTATACAGGTTCTTGACTTGTAGACAATCCTTGATTTTCATTTTTAGCTTGTGCTGAAATTTGAACATTACCTCTTGTATCAACACCAGGTGCGGATGTTTTATTATCTAAAATTGCAAGTTGTCTTATAGGGTCATACTTAACATTCCAAGCGTTTGTATGTACCTCGTCCAACAATCGAATGAACGCTTCGGCAGAAGCCATAACAACCGCAGATATATTTCTAATTGATGGTTTAAACCCAAGACCTATTTTAGTGTCTTCAATTTTTCTAGCAAAATCAGCAGTTAATGCAGTTTCATATTGAGTTAATTTTCTATTAACTTCGGCTTCCATTTGATATATTAAATTCTCAAATCTTGGATTACCTTTAGCACTTGTAGAAGCCATCTTAAATACAAGTAATGGTTTTGTGATAAAATTAACCGATTGGTTGGAATTATCCCCTTGTTGAGATTCTTTAGTTGGTATAAATACTTGTTCCTCCAAATATTTTTTAACCGTAATAGTATCACCTTCGGTTGGTGTATACTTGTTTGATTGTTCAATAACCGTTTTTGGTAAATCAATTTGGTCAAAAGATACATTAATAAAATACGTATCATATTTAATTGGATTTTCAATCTTTGATACACCATTAATCCCTAACGTTGTATTACTAGCCAATAACTCATTAAACGCAATTGTGTCCGCACTTAATGCTTGTAAAGCCCTTTGTTTTTTTGTTTGGTCTTCTAACAATTCTTTTTTAAACGCATAAACTAAAGTCCCATCATTTAAAACAATTGGTCTTGTATTTAAATTTGTATTAAACCAAGATTCTCGATTACCATAAATTTCGTTATAGTAATTGGTTAATGTTTCTTTATATGCTCTTATATTAGTTAATGGTTGTACATCAACTTTAGTATATGAATTAATCACAGTTTGTTCAAAAGTTTCCAACTTATTCATTAACTGAGCAAATGTTATTTCAGGAAAGTCTGGGTCAATCAATCCTTTGGCCTTATATTCACTGTAAACCTCAACAACTTTTTGATAACCTTTTTCACTAACAATTTGAGTTACAACATTATTTGTACTATTGGTGGATTCTTTTGATATTGCTCCTGTTTGTTTTGTACCCGCTTCAACATTTTTGTTTGGAGCTTCTGGTGATGTTGGTGATTTAGAAATATCAAATCTTGTACTATACATGTGTGGAGCCGCCAATAAGTGACCCATCGATATTTCATTTAAGATATTAAATTTGTATCCAACAAATTCTAAACTGATTGAATAATTTCCACTAAAAGAATTAAATCTTGCATTAAATGTCTTTAAATTTAATTGATATTTTATCGCTTGACCATAATAACCTTTAAGTGTTAAATAAAATGGTGGGTAAGGTAGATTGAAAAATGCTGCGTATGGTGAATTATCTCCTAATTGAAATAATGCCCTACCTTGAATATCTTCCAACTCCATACTCACAGTTGGGATAAAAGAAGTATTAGTAGTAACCCTAATTGATGTAATCCCTAATAATCCATTATCAGTAGACTGATTTCCAGGGTTATTAACAGTAACTTTTTGATATGCGGTATTACCGTTTATGGGTTCAATATCTTTCACATTTAATTGATTATCCCCTAAACCATTTCTTGTACTTTTACCTGTTAATTCATCATAATATCCTGTTGTAAGTGAAGTAAGTTCGGTTGGTCTTAAAAAATTAATTTTAGCAATAGAAAGAATGGAAACTCTATCTTCAGGACTACCACCCACAGATAGTTTAGTTCTTGGCAAAAGTTCGGCTTCAAGGTTGGCAAACATAACCATCTTTTCATGGTCAACCAATCTTTCACGAATATTTCCAAATGCATCAATGGTTTTGTTTGGGTCAACAACAATAATGTTATTATAATCAAATTCCACTAATATATTTCCACTATTGTCTCCTGGTGTGTTACCTGCCATAATAATAAAAATAGTTTTCTAAGGACGCTTTATAGTCCTGTAATGAAGGTAGTAGTGGATAAGGAATAATCAATACCGCCCCATCAAATATGTTATTTTCTAAACCACCAAATTGTGGGTTTGCCTGTAAAATTAACCAACTAAAATATGGTGAATTATAATACTCTTGAGACACAACATCTAGTCTACTTCTTGCGGTTTTATATATGTAGGATTTGTCAGTCGTCTTTTGCGGTAATTGTACAAACGGCACAACAGTTTGTTCCCCATTAATAAGAAAGTCACTGTATCTATTGTAATATTGATATGCCATTAGTTAAATTTTACTTTTGATACGTATACGTCGGCAGATATTTCATCATTCCACGTTTTATTATTTGTATTATAATTTTCGGTTGAACCTAATCCTTTAATCAATGTTTCTTGAGGTTTTGTTCCCGCGTTTTCGGTGGTGTAAGTAAACTCACGTTTTTTGGTTGGGAATGGTGTATATTTCAAGAAAGGTTGTAATTTTTCTTTTTCTTGGTTATCAATAAATTCTTTTGTAATATTATTTTCTTCATCAAACAATGGTTTTGCTATTTTATCCCAATACGCATCAAACTGTTCTGTTAATTTAGTACCATCCCATCCGCCAGCAATAAGTCCTTCGTTGTTAATTATATTACCAATCATCGCGGTTTTAAAGGTTTCGTATTTTTTTGAATCAACAACATCATTTGATAATAACATATAAACCATTTTAAATGTAGTATTTTCAAATGTCGCACTTGGACTTAAAGTAATATATTTTTGATTTTTACTAAAAGGTACAAATATTTTTACACCATCAGGGAACTTATAATTAGGTGGGAAAACTAAATATGCTCCATTATACCCACCATAAGTTGGAGATACAAATAAAGTTGGTGTTGTCGTAACTTTATTAAATTCAGTTATACCACTATTAATTTTTACAATATCAAGACTTAATTCTTCTAACGTATTTGTAGCCCCTTGTGAACTTGTATCAATTTTTGTTGTTGGTATTATAACAAATGATGTAACATTTCCATTTTTTTGTTGTGAACCATCGGTACCTGTACCTGAAAATGATGGTACATAATATGTGATAGTATTTGCCCTTGCAATATATCCAACATAAGTTTGTTGAACATTAACCATACTTTGAGTAATATTAGTCAAAGCATTTTGATATGTTCCTTTTTTATCGTTAAGGATTTTAGTATAATTTTCTTTAACTTGTCTAATAACTTTATTTGAGAAGTTTTTCTGTGAATTATCTATAAATTGAATAAATCCTTCATCACCTTGTTTAACGTCTTTTATTAAATCATTAAAGATATTATCAATTCTTTTTTCCGTATTATACGGTTTACCAAATAAAATAGTGTCAGCATTTTCAGTTAATAAGAATTTACCTTGTTCATAATTTCTCTCTAACATCCATTGTTGACGTAAAGCGTTATTATATTGGTTTACAGTTTCTTTATTTTTATTTATAACATTTGTAAAATAATTTTGTGTTTCAGCAACAAATTTATCCATAAATGATTGGTAACTAATAGTTCCTGTTTGACCTGTTTCAGTAATATCAGTAACCCCAATAGTTCCAATAGTCGATTCGTTACTTAAACCATTATTAGGTTGAGCATCATTGATGGTTGGTGGTGGAACATTACTTGTTGCTGCAAACTGTAAGAAATCTTTATCGATTACTTTATAACTTGAATCTGTTGGGTCAGCTCTGTCATCGTAAATTTCAGTATTCGCATAGTAATTAAACGTTAAAGCATTTTGTAATTTGTCAACAGATTCTTTTAATCCACTACCACCAACAAAGTTAAATGCCATTGTTACTTTTGCAATCATAGGTTGAACACCAATACCCTCAGGGTTAATGTCTAATCCTTCATAAGTAATACTTAAACTTGTTGGGATAACTTTAGTGTTAAAGAAATCTCCAACTCTTAAAATTAATACTGGTGGCGTACCAAAAGCGGTATTTGTGGCATTGTTATATTCCAACACATCTCTACCCCCAATAGATTTAACTACAGGTATTGTATCACCAGGTCTCATACATTGTTGTAAAAATGTTAACCTTGTATTAAGACCCTCAGGTGTCATTGAGTGGAATGCAGGTTCAAAGAATTTCAACTTATCTTTAAGATTATCAAAAACCATAGGGGTTTCTTCCTTTATAACCTCAAAATAATCACACTCAGATAATAATGCCCTTAAAACTCTTTTACTGATATTATCTCTTGGAACCACAACTGTCTCTGTAGTATTTACCTTTTCCGTCGTAGTAACAACATTACCCGTAACAACCGTTTGTGTCTGTTTTATTGGATTGGGTGGCGCAGGTTGTGGGGATTTTAGAGTTGATTCAATCTTTGAAATATACGCTCTTCTACAAGCCATAGCATTTGTTGTGAATACTTCGGTAGATGCCATGGTATCACCTCCAACAACAGTACCATTTGTATCAGTACAATTTATCGAATCGTTTGATGAGAACGGTAACTCATATGGTGGTTGATTGTTTTTTGAAACTAATGGTGCGGAACGAGTTGTTTCACCAAATCCCTGACCTCTTTTTACTATTAATTTTTGTTGTTTTACATAATCTTTGGTTGCGGCATTTTCAGCAAAAAATTTAATTACAGAATCAATTCTTCTGGTTGATAATGCTAGGTTATATGCCTCAGTTTGTGGTGCAGAGCAACTTGAATCTACAATAAGGGTTACAGTACCACTTTCACTATTTTTTATTTGTTCTGCAATATCAACCGCCATTTTTTGAGCAATAACATAGTTTGGTGTAACCATTGTATCAAAGGCTTGGGTTAACTGAGCTCCGTTTGGTTGTTTTGCGTATAAAGCTTTGTTTGTTGCACTTGTGTATCTATTGTATTCTTCGGTATAATTTGGTGATGTATTTCGTTTAGGAAAATCATTACCAAAATAAAAACCAATTTGATTATATTTTGCAAAATACTCAGGACTACCATTCGCCGGTGTACTTGAACTGTTTGCCCCTGTACTTCCATTACCCGCACCATTTTCTCCCGCAACTTGAGCGTCTACAGTTATTGTACTAACAGCATATTGCATCTGTTCTCTTGTGATTTCTTTAGATGTAATTGCTTGTTGAATTTGAAATAAATCGTTTGGATTTATGGTATAATATTTTTTGGCTAATTCATATAAATCATATTTTCTACATCCAGCAAAGAATGAGTCCAATATACTATCAATTCTTGGTTTGTTGGTTTCATTAGCCAAGACTTTGTTAACAATAACATTTAATATTGACGGGTGGTCAACAACTATATCCCAAGTTAAACTACCAGTTCTACTTGTGTTTTTGTAAGTGTATATCGGTTCTGGTCTACCAATAAAATCATTTTGATTCCAACTTGCTTGAACGGACTCATTAAACACCAAGTTATAAGGTGGGAACCACATAACTCTACCTCCATTGGGTCCACGTTCACATACCGCCAAATCAGAAACCGCAAGACCTGGTGAGTTTGATGTCGCCCACGCCAAGTTCTCCAATGAGAACATATATTTCTTGGCATAAGCATTATTCATTGTACCAATAATGTTAGATGAATCTTGTCCACCCTCTTGTTTGTTTGGTGCAATGTTAAGGTTATATGTCT